CTACTACCCGAAACTTGACTATCAGAAGTATGAAGGTAAAGATTTTTATCATTACCCATACTTGCATGATAACAATACCAACCATAAGATGCACTAGTTAAATTTTTAGTCATAATAAATTTAGGAACAGCACCTAAACCATGACCTACTGTTGCGTTAGCACCTGTCCCTGTATAAGACACAATACTAAATCCACTTGTAGTATTAGCACTAACAGTTGAGTTTATAGAACCATCTGTATTAGCTGAACCTGCACCATTTGCTTTCCAGTTCCATGCTACAAGAGTGTCACCACTACCATTAATATCTGCATTAGTACCTAAAGTAAAACCATCAGTTCCAAAAGCTGTTAGACCTTGTGCTTTTGTTTGTTCAGCTTCAGTACCATTTGAAAAAATAGTTTTAGTTGTACCTCTAACTGCATCAGTTAGCCAATGATAACCTGTATCTCCTCTTTCCTTTAACCAGACTAAATCAGGTTGGAATCCAACACCAGTTAAAGCATTAGAACTTCCTGTACCTGTATAAAGTTTAGTATTAAAATAATCTGTAGATTTATTGATAGTTGTATATGCCATTATAAGTTTAATCCTTTTGTTGATAAAGCTGTGTAGCCTGTTGGTACATCATATTCGAATATTCCTATTCCTGATGCGTTAGTTCCTGCACTAGATACTGCTGTAGTTCCGAAGTAGCCATTGCCAAAGTTCATAGACCAAGTAGCTGTACTTGATGCTTCTTTTCCTATTGATGGGTGATAAAAACCACTTACAGGTGCTATTAAATCAAATGCTGACCCTGTTCCTGTAGAACCACTTGTAGGGTCGCCACTTTCTTGCCAAACACCATTTTTAGAAAAATAAATTTTATTGTTATCTAAATCTACTGCACAACCAATAATATCTCCTGCTGTATAACTACTTCCCCAGTTTGTAAAAGTACCATTATTAACTTTTCTGCCAGAACTTGCATCTCCACTTCCACCACCTTCTCCTCTGTAACCATAACTATCAACTGCATAACCACCTGCATTGTTATGTAAAGAACTTTCAATTCCTACTTTTGCAAGACTATTTCCACTATGCGAAACAAGTTTGCTTTCCCAGTAAAATTTACCAGAGTTCATACCTAGTGTAGCTAGTATATGTTTTTCATTAGTGTTGTTAAAAAATACAGTATTATTACCATTAGAAAATGTTGCACTTGCGTTCATATTAGTTAATGGGTTCCAAGTACAAAAAACATTGCTTGGACAATCTTCTGTTTTTGTAAGTGTACCACCTGCAACTGTCCAGTTATTAGTATTAGGAGATTGGTCTGTTACTGAGTTACCATCTTTTAAAATAAAATATCCATTAGTTCCATAAGTTACATTTGGAGAAGTATTTATTTTCCATTCTCCAGTAGTGCTGTCTGTAGAACCAAAGCTAGATGGTGTTAATGCTGTTCCATCTACAAAATTAATATGTGACATAGAACCTGCCCAATATCTAGGTGTATATCCTGTTGTATCAGAACTACCAGTAGTGTGTGAATTATTGTTATTAACCCAAGTATCTACATTTTGAGCAGGTGGATTAAATGTAGAAAAAGAAGTTTCTTGAACTCCATTAATATATATTTTCATTCTATCAGAAGCATTTGCTTGTGTTGTATCCATAGCAATTACTAAATGATACCAAGCATTAACATCTCTAAATTTTCTGTTTAAAGCTACTGAAGTTGTTGTACCAGATATTCTATTTTGAAATTGTAATGTGCCATCTGTACCCTCAGGTGCATACATATACCAAGAAGTATAATCAGATGACCCTGTTCCTGACGCAAATATTCTGCTGTTGTTACTGTCGCTTTTAACTGCTCTTTTAAGCCAACCACTCCAAGTCCAAGTTTTTCTATTACTTGCTGAAGATGGTGTTCTTGATAAATATGTTGTAGCCATTAGTTAAATTGTCCTCCACCTGTTGCACCAAAGCTAGATTGTAAAGTAAATACTCTATCGCTATATTGTCCTTGTGCATCTGTTGCTCGAATAGTAAAAGTATATAAAGTTGCTGCTGTACTGTTACCACCAAAATCAGTTGTAGATATAACTCCAGCAGTTGACAACGCACAGTTAGCTTTAGTTGCTCCACCTGTTAAAACTAAAGGTGAAGATACTTCTGTAAAAGTAACTGTATCTCCTGTGGCTGCTACTGTTGCAATTGTTCCTGAGAAATTTCCAGCAATTGTTCCTAATGAACCTGCGGCTGTTGTCCAAGCAGGTGCATCACTTACATTTAATGCACTAGCTCCAGATATAACTGCGTTACCATCTGGGTTTTCAATTCTAATTCTATAATTTGAGCTATCTACTGTTAATGTAAAGTTTGCTGTTATTGATGAAGCTGAAGTATAAGTAACTGTACTTGCTTCATACCATATTCCTGTTGAAGTATTAATTGCGTGTACTCTAGGTATTGCTTGAAAATTTGCTCCTGCAATAACTACATTAGAAGGATCGTTAGTAATAACACTTGGAGTTAAACTTGTTATAGTAGGTTTAGTTTCTCCTACTGTAACTGAGCCACCTAATTGTACTGCTGATCCGTTAATTGTAATTGAATTATTATTTAATTTAGCATTTGTAATACTATCATCTGCTATTCTAGCAATGTTTAATGTTCCTGCATCTATGTTAGCTGCATTAACTGACGCAACATTAAATGTTCCATAAGCTACAATATCTACGATATCGGCATTTGCTAAAGCTGAAGCAAATACTACTGAAGTACCAGAAGTAATTGTAATATCAGCTGCTGACATACGGACTCCATTAACATAAACATCTGCGTATCCTGCATCGTAAGCAAGTGTGTTTCCGTTAGCATCTGATCCTGTTACTGTAGTTGGTGTTCCTGAAATTGTATATGTGTATCTTTGAGAAGTACCATTAACTGTTGAACCTGCTGCTGCCCAACCACTTGATTTATAAACTTTTAATTCGTTAGCTGTCGTGTCAAAATATAAATCTCCAACTGTTAGTGAAGATGTGGGTGCTGAACTTGCAATTCTATAAACATCAGCAAAGTTTTGTACTGCTGCTAAATTAGTAGATACATTTGATACTGCTGCATGAGCAGCTGCTAAACTACCTAAACCACTTATTCCTGCAAGTGTAGCCATATTTGTTACATTTGTAGATGTACCAAGTGTAGCCATTGCACTAACATTAGATGATGTACCTAATAGCCCCATGTCTGTAATTACAGTACTTGTTCCAAGTAATCCCATTGCTGTTACATTTGCAGAAGTTGCTAATAAATCCATGTCAGTTACTACTGCTGAAGTACCAAGTAATCCCATATCTGTAATAACACCAGAAACACCAAGTAATCCAATTTCTGTTGCTTTACTAGCTACTGCTGTTACTGAAGAATCTATACCACCTACAATATTAACATTCGCAATATTGTTTGCTACAACTTCTATTTCAGAGGTAGTTTCATTTAAGTCATCAGCTACAGTTTCTACTTCTGAAACTGCTTCTGCTAAATCATTTGCAACTGCAACTACTTTTGCAATATCTGCTGCTACTGCATTTACTGAACCTATGTTTGTTGCTACTAAATTTATATTAGTTGCATTTGAATGAACTCCAGATACAGCTGTTGAAATACTTGAAACATTTGAAACTGCAGAGGCTATTCCTGCAATAGTTTGTATATCAGTTATATCTTGAGAAAATTCTAATCCATTACCAGAACTGTTTACTGATAATACTTTGTTTGCTGCAAGGTTTGGAAAAGTAATATTAAAAGTATTTGCTGTTGTTGCTGCAGCTCTAGGAGAAAATTTTAAATCTCTTTCTACTTGCTGGATCATAGCAATAATTTTATCTAATTCAGTATTTAACGAGTCAATTTGAAATGCACCAGAAGTTGGAAAGTCTGTAGATCTTGCTACAGCTAAATCTCTATAAATTGTAATAACATCGTTAAGGGTAGCCCCTCCCCCTAATGTAATTGATCCACCACCAGAAACTGCTGCACCTGTTACTGAATATTGTGAAGCTGATGAAGGTGATGCATTGTATGATAATTGTGTACTACCATTAAATACTTTAATATCAGAAACAGTAAAAAATTCAAAAGGTACAGAAAAACTAGTCTGTCCAGATGTTGCAGTATATTGAACACGAGGTTCAGTATCAGAAATAGTAATAGCCATTTATTATTTTAATCCTTTTTGTATGTCGTCAAACAACCAATCAAGATACCATACATTCTGCCAAGGAATTAACCTACGCACATTTTTTGCTGTGTGATGGTTATACTTACCACCTGCAACATCATAGATAATATCAAAGATGTTATAAATTTGTCCACCAGATGGGCCAAGTATTGTTCCCATCTTCCATCGTGTTGATGAACCGTAAGGTTTACCTGCACCTAGTAATGGAGAAATTCCAAATCTATTATCTGTTAAAGTTTCTATTGCTTTATTAACGTCACTATAAATTCCTGCTAAACCAGATCTATCAAAAGCATTTATTAATTTTTCTGATAAAGATAGTTTACCATAATCTCTGTTAAATCTATATTTGTGATACAAACCATCAATCATCATTCCAGATCCAAGTAACAACATAGAACCAAATAAAAAATCAGCATCACGTTCTTGCATACCTCTTAATAAAATTCTTTGAGAAGCTGCTGCTGCAAATTTTTTAAACTGAGCTATAGTTGATCCTAATTCTGTACTCATCCATAAAGCTGTGTCGCCTTTACCTGGAGTTACAATAGTAATATTAATATCTTTATTTAATGCTGCACCAAAAGCTTTTTTAGCTGCATCATCTGTCCATTCAGATGTACCTGCAATAAAGTTATGTTTTAATTTTGTACCATGAGTTTCAAATTGTACTGCTATTCTTTTAGCCATTTGTTCATCAATACCAGAACTAGCTAATGCTGTTTTCCATTTATCAGATAAACCACCTTTACCCCATTTAATAGAGTCTTCTATAATTCTAGAACCAATAGTAACTGATGCCATAGACTTAGCCATTTCAGTCCATCTAGACATAAGGTTAATATACATAAAGTTAAACTGAGAAGTTTTACCCATTGCACTTTCCATTTTATTTACAAAACCAAACATATCTGATGGCATATCTGCAAATAACATAGCTCTTTGGTTAGTAATTAGATCAACTGCTTCACCCCAAGATTGAGCTTCTTTTTTACCTAATTTAAAAATAGATCCACCACTTATAGAATCTGCTAACATTTCAAATTGTGTTTGAAATCCTCGTTTAATACCAGAGGTCATAACAACTCTAGCTGCGTCTGGTATTGCTGCTGCAAATCCAGTAAGCATAGTTAATGCATTATAATGTTTCATTGTTCTCATAGCTACAGAAGTCCAATGATGAGGATTAGATGGTAAACCATAAGTACCTCTTAACAATTCTACTGCTGCTTCTAGATCACCTAATACTTGATTTTTTTCTTTAACTAATGCTAATCTTTTAGCTTTGTTTTGAGTAAAACCAATTTTCATATTATATTCTGCTGCTACTTGTAACAGTCCAGGCTCAGTCATAGACTCAGCTTCAGATACATATTTGTATCCCATACCAGATGTATCTCCGTATTTTTTAGTTAATAAAATATCTGGAACTATTTGTCTGTAATATGCTTTTTGTAATGCAAAAATATCATTACCAATCATACCTGCATCTAATAAAGCTAATTGTGCTTCTGCATCTAAATTTAAATGTCTTGCTTTACTTGCTCTTGCGTATCTTGGTCTATTAAATAAAAATCTTTCATTAGCTATTATTTCGTTTAATTCTTTAATACCACCATTTTTAACAGCATCTAATTTAACTAACATTTTATCCCAACTTCTTTTTTCAAATCTTGTAAAAGGAAAATGACCAGATAGATCTTCTATTA